CTCCGGCGAGATCATTCTGTTTCTGGCGAAGGCCATCCCCGGCCTTTTCCACCTTTTCGAAGCCCTTGATGACTGAATTGACGGTTTGCGCGGTGGCATCCTTCACCCCCTGCACATAATCCGCCATCGCGGTCAAGGCTTCATCCGTGGCCTTGACCGCTTCCCGGCCGGCTTTCGTTTCTTCATCGGAAAGGGTTTCGATCGCGCCGGTGGCCGCTTCGATCTGCTCTTCTTCTTCGCCGTACTTTTCGATCAGATAGTCCTTCGCCGCCGCGACTTCTTCCTCTGCTTTCACTAAGCCTTCCGACTGCCGCGTATATTCCTTTTCTGCATCGGTGGCATCCATGATAAGCTGGATGTATTCGCTCCGGCCTTCCTCGCCGCGTTCATCCTTTACCGCAAGGATTCCGCCGCGCTTGTAAAGATCGGCAAGGTACTGGTGCTCTGCTTCGAACTGCTTTTTCAGATTTGCCTTCGCGCCTGCATCGAGTTCGTATTTCCAGAGTTCGGCCTTCTTTTCTTCGAGTGCCCGTGCCTTCGCATAGTAAGCAGCCCACGCGAGTTTCTTTTCTTCCGAAGCCTTCCACGCGTCAAGGTTCTTTTGCAGGGCTTCCGTCCCGCCATCGATCGCGCCGGTTTCGGTATTTATGACCGCGGTCAGCGTGGGAACGGTCGAAGCAAGCTGGCGCGTGCTTTCCTTCCAGATATTGTACTTCCCGATTACTTCGTCGACATTCAGGCCGAGGGATTCCAGATATCCCCGAACATCGCCGCCTTCGGCTTCGATATTTCCGAGATCGCCGAATAATTCTTCGAAAGTAATGGTCGATCCGTCTTTCAGGGTTACGGTCTGTTTGCTGATTTCATCCAGAACCCCGATAATCGCCTGTGCTTTCTGGTAGGTTGCTTCCAGATCGGCCATTTTCTGCGATGTATCGACTTCGATATCATTGAAATCATCCAGCACCGTCCTTTCCGGGGTAGTGGTTATCTTTTCCAGAAAAGAAGCAACACCGGAGATCAGCGGCTCGATTGTATTCAGGATGAACCCGCCGGCCACGGTCGAGATCGTATCAAGCGCGGTCTGTATCCGCCTCTGTGCGTTCGCGAAACCATCGGCAGTTTTCGCGAAATCGCCCTGTGCATCGCTGGTAGCCTGCATCAGGTACTGATACCGCAGCATGGTCTGTTCGCCCTGATCCATCTGATCGAAGGTTTTCTGTAATCCCTGCGCGAGCGCGAAGGCGTTCAGATTCGCTACGGACATATTGATGCCGAGTTGCTTCAACGGCATGGTTTCGCCGCTGATCCCGGATCGGATTTTTTCGAAAGCGGTTTCGAAGTCGAGGTTATAAAACGATGCCATATCCGCAGCCAGTCCGGCGAGATCGGTGCTCATATTGACGATTTCGCCGCCGGCCAGCCCGGAAGATTTCATCATGGCCCCGAGGGTACTGGTGAATTTCTTCGCCTGCGTTTCGGTAAGGCCGAACTGCTGGCCGGCCTTCTTCGACCAGTTTTCGATCTGCTGCGCTCCGTCCCCGAATACCGTATCGACTACGTTCTGGACTTCGCGAAGATCGGACGCAGCTTCCAACGCGTTAGCACCCCAGCCCAGCAGGGCCGCGCCGATCCCGGCAGCGGTCAGTTTCGCGAGGATGCCTTTCGTCATACTGGCGAATTTATCCTCGATCCCGCTTGTCGCGCTTCCAGCGGCCTTGTCCCAGTTCTTGCCTTCTGCCTGAATCGCCTTCGTGATTTCTTTGATATCCGCCCTTACGTGCTTACCATCGGCGGTTACCTCGAATACGACCTGACCATCAGTCATTCCTTCCGTCACTTCCTTTTTTCGCCATTCCCATCAGTACCGCTGCGATATTCGCCACGTCCTGATGATATCGCGCTTCGCGCTCCTTCTCGGACATTTCCAGCGCGACATCGGCCTTCGCTCGCGCTAACCATTCGCGTTCCCGCTGGTTGAATTTCGTGGCCGCAGGCATCGGCCGTACCCTGATCCCGACAACTTCCGAATATCTGCTCCCTTCCGGGATCGCGTTCAGGAGTTCAGTAAATTCGAACCAATGCAGACGATCCCGATATAAATCGATCCCGTAGGCCTGCCGAAAGGCTGCACGGATCAGTCCTGCATCTTGTTCGAAATCCGTCACTTTCTGGCCCTTTTTGCGCGGTGCCTTGAATAGTAATCCTTTTACCGCTTCCATCACCCGGACCGCGTTTCTGGGCTTTCTACAAAGGCATTTCATCGCGTTATACGCCTTTGCTTCCGGCATCAGATCATCGCGGTCGAGTATATCGATCATGCGAAGCACATTCCGAAAGTCGAAATCCAGCCGGTAGAATCGGCCGTTGACCGTTACGCCTTCTGGAAGCCTTTCTTGTAATTTCATTTTTTCTGTGCCTTCGTGATCTTCTTCCCGAGACGGGACTCGAAGTATTTCCCGCAGACAGTAATCACCGCCAGCGGGTCGTTATAGAAATCGACCAGCCGATCCGCCTGTTCTTCCCCGAAGATCGCCTGCGCGAAGAATCTCGCGGTATTCATCCGCTGACATTCGTCGCTTTTATCGTCGATCTCTTTCAGCTTTTCCTGCGCTTCTTTCAGGCGAACGACGATCCCGGCTGCATCAGATCGCACATAAAGCGGAAGGGTTCGGTCGACATTCCGAAAGATGACTTTATCTTCAACCGCGAACGGTGAAATCTCATGATTGAAAAGATTCTTGATCCTCTTTGTGATCTTCATATTTTCGACCTCCTAAAAAATCGGGACGGGGATCGAAGTCCCCGCCCCGATGGTTCGTCATCCAGCAGGCGTGACGGTCGGTTCTCCATTGAACCGGATCGTGCAGCTGAATGTATTCACATCCAGAGTATTTCCGCCGAAGGAAACCACATCGCCGATGGAGCAGTCACAGGTAATGATATCGCCTTCCGCGGTCGTGATCTTCACGCTGGAGTTCCGATCCGTTCCGAGGGTGAACTGCTTACCTACAATATAGTCCTGCGCAGTATCGCCAGCGATACGCCGGCCGGTGATCTGGAGTTCAGGAGCACCGCCGGTCACCTCATTATGCGCGAAGCCTTCCCCGCACAAAAAGAAATACTGCTGGTTCTGCTCATTGCTGGCGAAGGTCATTCCTTCGATACCAGCGCAGAGTTCGGCATAAGTCCAAGTACTATTGGACTGGGATACGCCGATCTCGATCTTATTCGCCCATACCGGTTTGAAAGCCATTTCGATTCATCCTTTCGAGTTATTCTCCCTGATCCGGGGATTCCGACTCAGGGGTAAGGGTTGCAATCTTGACCAGCAGCGCGGAAGCCATTAACCATTGTCCGTTATCTTCGCGCCCGATCACTTGCGGTTCGGTCAGGGTGGATATATCCACGATTTCCCAGCCGTTCCCGGAAGGATAGGTTCGCGCCATCGTCAGATCATGATCGATTTTATTCAGCGCATCAGTCAGGGTTTGCAGATTGGTATGTTTCCCGTTGATCGTCAGATCGATCGGGATATACTTATTCTTGTCCAGCCAGACGGTTTCCGGGGAGGTCGGCCCGATCTCGCAGGAAAGATCATCGCTGGTGGTCAAGGCCCCGCGATGGATATCAGCGAAAAGGCCCAGCGCGTCGATCATATCCATTACGTTCTCGATCGCCCGGTTCAGGATGCTCGTCGAATCACTCATAGATTATCCCTCAGTCCCTTCTCCGCCTGTTTACGCCAGATTTCTTTGAACTTCCGCTTCGCGGTTTCGCACCATTTCCACGTTCTGCCCGGGGTCAGGGAGGTCTTGATCTCGAAATATTGCCTTTTCGCGTATTTCGTATCCCAGACAAGCCTACCTTTCCCGAGTTCGGAAGCAGCATACGACGATGATATCAGGGTATTACTATCTTCTTTGCAGTACCGGTTGCAGTCTTGAAGTATCTGGCCGGATAATGCGTAAAGCTGCTTATCCCATGCTCCCATCACCTTCGCTGCGCATCTGTTCGGGTCAATCTTGATCGGCATCGTATCACCCCTTACAGAAGCCCGATCTCCCAGTGATGGAATTGATCGTCGTTATCCCGAAGTTCATCGATCGAGAATACCGTGTACTCCTGACCGCGAACAATTACCTTCACATCCCCGCCGGCCTGATGCGCAGTATGGAATATCGCCCACCAGTCAAGGGGGGTTGAGTGCCGCTTATCCACGAAAAGGATCGATCGCAGGATGCAGTCGGTATTGTTCGCGGTTTTGCGGATTTCGTTCGTCGGTTGGAGATGGGTTTTCTTGATCGTATAGGTCTGATAAATCGGGTTTTGATATCGGTCAATGCCGGTGCAGGCCTTGACCGTTGCGGTTGTCCGCATAATGGAAGCCGGGATCGGTTTCAGCATTTCGCAACACCTAC